TGATGTTAGTTGCAGGAATCATGATTTCCATTCCTTCGCTATCAGCAGCGTAGTGGAACAAGTTAGATGCACGTAAAGCAGTAGTATACTTCTTGAAAGTGTCGATACCAACGAACAATACTAAGTCCTCAGCGTCAGCGATGTCAGCAGGGATCACATTGTAGATATCGTCTACTAAACCTTCTACGTTTGCAACAGTGATAGCGGTAGCACTTGAAGTATTACCTGCAACAGTTGAAGCAGAAGCAGCGTCAATGATTTTGTTGAAACCATCGAAACGATTTGTGTTAGGGTTAGTGTTAGATGTAGCGGTATCACCTTGCCACATTGCAACCTCTAATAATTTAGCGATACGAGATGCCTTCTCAGAACCAATTTGCTCTTCGAAAGGAACTGCCTCAGGAGAACCTGGTGCAATTTGAGTTTGCATCCACTTAGCTTCTAAAGTCTTAGGACACAAAGTCTCTTCAACTTTGATAGCACCTACGGTGATAACACGCTGAGTAAAAGTAGTGTTACCTGAAGCGGTGTAACCGCAACCATCGGCTTGAAAGAATACGTCAGAAGATAGGATGTTCAAAGCCTCTGCAGACTTTACACCTACTTGTACTTGACCTGCAGCCTGTAGAACTGCAGCGGTTTTGCTCCCGAAAAGGGATTTTACTACTAACTCAGTGCTTTGCTCGTTAGTGTAGTTACTTAGGGCTGATACGTTAAATGCCATGTTATTTGTTTTTTAGTTGTTTTGCGATTTTTAAAATGTTAGCAAACTGCTCTTCTTTCTTAGAAAGTTTTGCAGGTGCTTTAGTTGGTTCTTCAGATGGTAATTCAGCAACCTTTTCTACTAAGTCTACTGTCTTCCCAAATGCTTCTTTCATAGATGAGAACTCAGCGTTCTTTGCTTCAAGTGCAGCCTCAAGTTTTTCAACACGAGCGATTGCCTCAGCGAAGCGGTTAGCCAATTCATTGAAAGATTCAAGAGAAGCAAACTCACTTGCTTCAACTTCGATTTCTACTTCTGTAGGTTCTACGATTTCGGTTACTACACCGCCCTCAGTAGTTACAAGCATACCGCCTTCTACTTCGTGAACGGCATCAGGTGCAGGAATTAAGCCTTCACCAGTTTGAACGAAAATAGCAGTTCCTACTGCCAATTCGCCTTCCCATTCGATAACTGTACCGTCTACTAACATAGCGGTAGCCATCTCGACCTCTTTAGGCTTCTCTTCTGAGAATCCCAATAGAGTTCTGATTTCTGTTAATACTTCTTTAGAGTTCATTTTATATATAATTAGTGTTTTTGTATAATTGGCTCAGTTTTTACTTCCTTCGGTCGTTATTTGCCGTTCCACTTTTCGACTGCCTTTTTCAAAGCGTTCATAATAGCGTTCAGTTGTTGCTCTTCTGCACTTTCCTCAAAGTCAAAATAGCCCTCTACTGAGAAACCTTTAAACTCACCTTCTTTAACCTTAGCCCAAATCTCATCATCGTTCACGATATAAGATAAGAACCAAGAGCCATCGGCTACCTCTTCATAACCTTTAGGAGGCATTTTGCCCATTTCTCGGTCTACTATATAACTCTCAAATAAAGATAGTCCTTTGGTCTCAGCGTTATGGTGTGTATTTACAGAATCGTACTTGTCACCCTTTGCCCATTTCTTAGCAATCTCGAATATTGTCTGCTTGTCGAAATAAACGTAATACTCTCCCCTTGCCTCATCGTACCGGTAAATCTTTTTGTCAGCTTCCATAGCCATTCCAAAGATGATACGCTTCTCTTCGTTTTGAATCTCAAACTTTGCCTCAAACTTTTTAGCCTTGTTAAGTTCTAACTGCTCAAGTTTACGCTCTGTATATCCTAACATCTCATCACCGCCCCAAAGCAAATAGGAAATAGTGCCACAGGCTTCGGTGTCATTAGGGTTATAGTATTCCTTTGCTCTTGACAAATAAGAGTAAGTACGTTTGATTGTTTCTAAGCTCAGATTCTCACGAGCTACTAATTGTCTTGCACGATTTTTCCCCACTAAGGTGGCACAATCGTTACCTACTTTCTCATTTAAGTTAATACCTCTCTGAGCGTTCTGACTTGCTGCCTTTGGGTAATCATCAAAGAAAGCCTGTTTGCCTTCATAGTAAGTATAACAGATTGCAAGTGCTTGGTCTTGGTCTTTGCCTTCAGCCATAACCGCAGGAACACAACGACCGATAAAATCATCTTCGCTCTCTCCTGCTCTTGGCTCTACAAACTTCTGCTCGTTGAAATAAACAAAGTCTCTCTCTATTGCAGGGCTTGTAACTAAGCTGACGAAATCCACCCCAGTTTCATCATCGGGATTGATCACAAGTTTGTATACGGGTAACTCCATCTATTTATAAGTAACTTTTTTTTAGAATTGGCTCAGACTTTCAGTAACCTTGACCTTTTGTTGTACGTTTGTGATGTCTCTCTCAGTTACATATACACGCCTAACCTGACTAAACTCTTCACCACCTCCAGGTAACCTTGTGCTTGGTGCGTTAAATCTTGGCACGGCTTGACCTGCACCGCCACCACCACCTTGAACACTTGGCTTTGTACCTCCCGTGAATTGTTGGTTTCTGATTTGTTGAACTTGTGCTAATCCAAATGCTGCTGCAATTGCTGCTTGTGATATTGCATACGCTCCTGCGGTTACTTGGTTTAATGGATTTTTTTGAGCTTCCTTATATGCTTGAACTGTACTCTCAATAGTTGCAATAGTTGTTTGTACAATCGCGAGTTTTTTACTAAGGTCAAAAGCCTTCTTTTGTCTTTCCTCGTCATTACCTGCAAACGCTTGACTGATATCATCAATAGCGTAAAGTGCTTGAGAGAATGTATTTTTTAAATCCTCACCATAAGCACCGATAAACAACTTCGCTAACTCAATTGAGCTTTTTTGCCTTTCATCAATTGTATTTAGGGTTATGTTTAAATTGTCTAATGTTGCCTGATTCGTCTTAGTTACATTCTCAATATTCTGACTTGTTATTTCCTCTTGCTTTTTAATAAATTCTGCCATTTCAGCAGAAGTCTTAGCTCGTTCATCGTTTATTTTTTTCTGACTTTCTAAAGAAGTTTCAGCAGTCTTTTTAATCGCCAATTGTTTTGCCTTTTCTATATCTTCAATTTTCTTTTGATTTCTTAACAATTCATTTTCAAGACCTGCATTAGTCAGTTTTAGATTTTTAACTTCTTCTCTTCTTGCTTCGTCAAGTGAAGTTACGGAATCAACTCCTAATTTTTTTGCATCAGCTATAATTTTTTCTCTAACATTACTTTGTTCTATTAACGCCTTATTTTGAGATAAGATACTTTGTATATCTTTATTCCTTGCCTCAAGTGCTGCTTTTTCTCCCTCCTCTATTCTGATACGCTCAATTTGATAATCTCTCAATTTTTGATTATATTCTTCTTGAGCCAAAGCTGCGTTTTTAGTTTCCTCACTAACAGAGCTAAACGCCTGATATAATTGATAAATAGTTTCAATTATTAAACCTATTCCAAAGGTTGTGAATGCTTTTTGTACTAATGTAAGTGATACAAACCATTCTCTTGTAGCTCGTGCTGCATTTAACATCGCAGGGGCAAATTCTTTTAAGTCTCTAAGACCTTGAGAAAATGCCATAGCACCTTGTACCTTTAATAATATTCTTTGTAAGTCCTCAGACTCAGTACCAAATAAAGCAGCCGCACCTGCTGCAAGTTCAAAACCTGCTACTACTCCCTGACTTGCTCGAAACATTTGGTCAATTCCACCCCTTGCCCCATCAATGGCAAAGTCCAGTTCTTCCATTTGTTGCTTGTACTGACCTGCTACCTTAATAGCTTCTTGTGTACGCTTGTCATTAATACCAAACTGTTGGGCTAATTTCTCAGCTTCGAGTTGGGTTTTTGCAACTGCATCTCCTAAGTCCTCGTAAGAGTTAGCAGCAGAATCTACTGATTGTTGTCCTGTAACCCCTATGGGTATACTTATTGCTTCTACTATTGCCATTTTAGTGTCCGTGTGTTATAATCCAATATTGAGTTCCATCGCTTACGACTTGGTCATAGCCGTTTTTGGCGTTGTCTGAGTGAGAGGTTGCCTCATCTAT